AAAGCTTCGGAAGTTAGAGATCCAAATGCTAAATCAGACAATGCAGCTTCATGGTTAAACAATAAAATTCTATGAATATCTTTATATTAGATCTAGATCCTGAACGTGCAGCTCAAATGATGTTTGATAAGCATGTTGTTAAGATGGCATTAGAGACTGCACAAATACTTTCTACAATTAATGGAGGTCCATATAAACCTACGCATGCAAATCATCCGTGTGTGAAATGGGCAAAAGACGGTACAACAAATTATACATGGCTTGTAAAACATGGTCTGAGTATTTGTAATGAATATCGTTACAGATATAATAAAGAACATAAGTGTGAAGAAATTATTTACGCTTTGCAAGAGCCTTTAGATAATGTGTTTATACCTGTTGGCGGGAGTCCGTTTGTTCAATGTATGTTAGATGAGTATAAACAGCAAGATGTTGTAGAAGCGTATAGAGAATACTATAAATCTAAAGCATCTTTTGCAAAATGGACCAAAAGAGATAAACCGGAATGGTGGAATGTTTAAGGTACCCGAGAAATATAGAGTCATAGATGGCGATAATAGTACTACCATACATAATGGAAACAATGGCTTATTTAAACTCTATTTGAGAGGCAATAGAACAAATCTAGGTTCAATGCTTTATATTACAGCAACTGAAAAAGATAGCTGGGAATGTGTAGAAGTTTACACACCAGTTAGATACCCAATATGGGAAGAATTGTGTTTAGTTAGAAATCTTTTTTGGGATAGAAATGATTTAGTTATACAGTATTATCCTAGAGAAAAGGATTGTAGTAATTTTAAAAAGTATTCCGTCTGTCTTTGGCGACCTACTAATCAGTTAATACCAAACCCACAAGGAGCTTTGAAATGAATATCATTGAAAAAGAAATTATTCTTAAGATAATTAATGATTTACATAAATTTGATTGGATGCTTCACAGCTACTACGATGGTGAAGAATTAGTTCGAGTAAGCAAAAGCTCAATATTAATGGATGAATTAAATCAGCTCGAAATGAGTACAATATACTTTATGAAGCATCCTGATGGACAAATGCTACAAGGTGTGACACTAATCTTTAACAATGGTAACCACGGTATTGATTTAATTACAGACTACCATTGTAAATATTCGGACTTCGGAAACACAATAGACAATGTTTGTAGCTGGGCAGATGAAATGGATTGGTGTGAATTCCTTATGGAGAAGCTAAGTAAGTATGACAATCGCTATAATTGATGGAGATGTGCTTTGTTACCAAGCATGCAAGTCAAGATGGGAAAAGAAAGCCAGAATTGAAGATGGTGTTTCTTTTGTAGCACTTGATGATGATGGTAAGAGAGTTGCATTAGAATACACCAAAGAAGAAGACAGACACTACTTAGAAGAGTGTTGGGAAAACTTTAAGAAAGAGCTCAATACTTTACTAGATACAGTCTATTGCGATGAGTATCTCATGGCTGTAAAAGGTTCTGATAACTTTAGAAACCTATTATATCCGGAGTATAAGCTTAATAGACACGCCGACCCTACTAAACAAAATGTGTTTGTTCCTGTGCTAAGACAATTGGCAGTAATGGAAGAATACGCAATTGAGTCTACAGGCAGAGAGGCAGATGACTTACTAAGGATCTGGGCTGAAGAGGCAGCTAGAAATGGTGATGACTACGTAATATGTTCTATTGACAAAGATCTTAAGTGTATTCCAGGTAGACACTGGCTCATGCATAAAAAGGAATTTCTAGAAATTAGTGAGGAGGAAGCTTTACGGCATTACTACCAGCAATTATTGAAAGGCGATCCAACCGACAATATTCCTGGAGTACCACGCGTAGGTGAAGTTAAAGCCGCAAAGATCTTAGCACCATTTAATACAGAAGCAGAGTTTCAAGAGCAAGTAGTAGAACAGTATTTAATTGCCTACGGAGAAGATAAATGGAAAGATTATCTTCTTTCTAATGGCAAAATGATTCATTTGCAGAAAGATAAAGATGACTACTTTAATTTCAAATCATGGCCAATAATAACAGAGTTAGCTTAAAACCATGTTCAAGATGCCTTAGCGGAGTTGATGTTAAGCTTTTTAATCATGCGTATAAAAATAGCGAAGTTAACGAACTAGAAGTAAGATGCTTTAAATGTAACTTTGCAATGTTTAATGAATATTCTATCAACATTGAGGTAAAAGAAATTAAACCATTTTTAGTAGAGAGGTGGAATAGCCGGTATGAAGTTCGAAGGCAAGCTGCCGACGCAAGAAAAAGAGAGGATTCCTGGTAATTTCTTTCAAAACGGACACTGGTCTTTTGACGAACAAATGGGGTCTGGTGTCGGTTTTATTTATGTAATACGTGACAATGTATTAGAGCGTTTTTATTTAGGTAAAAAGCTTTTTTACGGAATGGGAACACTAAATAAAGGCAAAGAGTCTAATTGGAAGAAATATACATCTTCTTCCAAAGTCTTGAATGAGCTTCTCAAACAAAGACCAAAAGAAGAATTTGATTTTATTTGTATAGAACAATACAAAACAAAAGGAACATTGTCCTATTCTGAAACGTGGTCACTGTGTTTTGTGGAAGCACCAACAAGTAAGCAATGGTATAATACATTGATAGAAAAGGTTTCTTGGAATGTCAAAGAGCCTGTTTCAACTAAACACAAAGCTCGATTGAAATTAGCATGTGAGTTTCATAAGTTTAAGGAAAACCAATGATATTAGAAATTTTACTTTCTGCTTCAGTTGCTATTGGTGTTATTTACACAATGACAGCAGGATGGGCTGCCTTTATGGAAGATCCAACTCCATTAAATCACTTAATTATAGGACTTTCCTTCTTTGTATTAGCGCAAGTGCTCTCTGGAATTCAAAGCCATGTCAAAAATAATAAAGACAAAGCTTCCATGTCTGAGTAAAGAATGCGGATCCAGCGATGCAAGAAGACTCTATGATACATTAACATCATTTTGTTTTTCTTGTCAAACATGGTTTCCACCACAGAAAGATTCAGAGGAACTCGAAATAGATATTATTAAGCCTAAGTCAACGAATTTCTTTAAGAAACAATTAACCGTAGATGAGGTAAAGGATCTACCAATAAGAGGTTTTAAAGAACGAGGCATTACTAAGACTGTAGCAGAGTACTTTGATGTAAAAGCGTCATACGGTGAAAATGGAGAAATCGACGCACACTATTATCCGTATGATGATGGAGCCGCGTATAAAGTAAGAAAACTCCCAAAAGAGTTTACATGGATAAATAAATCTACCAATTTATTCGGTCAAAGCAAATTTAGTCCAGCAGGTAAAAGACTTATTATAACTGAAGGTGAAATTGATGCATTAAGCATTGCTCAAGCCTCATTAGATAAGTATAAAAAGATCTATCCAGTAGTTGCAATGTCATCGGCTAATATGACAAAATCTTTATTGGAAAATAGAGACTGGATTAGAACCTTTCATGAAGTCGTATTGTGTTTAGATAACGATGAAGCCGGTAAAAAGGCTACAGAAGAAGCTATCAGAATTATTGGAATTGATAAGGCTAAAATAGCTAAACTGCCTTGTAAAGATCCAAATGAAGTTCTTCTGAAGTTTGATGGTATGCGATTGTTGCAGTGTGTGTTTGAGGCTGCTCCATATATACCAGCAGGTATTATTGGTAAAGAAGAACTATGGCAAGCTCTTCAGAATTACAATAGCTCTGTTTCAGTACCGTATCCTGAATGCTTAGAAGGTGTTAATACCAAGTTAAAAGGTATGCGTGCTGGAGAAATAACATTGTTTATTTCTGGAACTGGCTCAGGTAAGAGTACAGTACTAAGAGAAATAATGCTACATATTCTAGAAAACACTGAAGACAAAATAGGTGTAGTTAGTTTAGAAGAATCTCCAGCTGAAACCGCAAGAAAGTTAGCTGGAATGGTATTGAATCGAAATCCTGCTAAAGAGGAAATACCATTAAATGAGTTACAAGAAGGTTTTGATAAAGTCTTTGGAAGTGATCGAGTTGTACTATTAGATCATCAAGGTTCTATAAACGATAATAGTATTGTCGATCAGCTAGAATACATGTGTTTAACAGGTTGTAAATATCTGTTCATAGATCACA